TAGATCAAGAAGGTAAGGTAAACCAGGTAAGTGTGAATGGTGGTACATCTTCAATCATCAATATCAAGCAAGGTAGTTAAAATATTGATCTATTTGAGTTAAACTAAATATATGGGCATACAAACAAACATAATACTAGGTGGTTTATTGATAGCGAGTTTGGGTGCAAGTGCTTTGTATATAAACTTACAGAAGTCACAAATAGAAAAATTACAAGTAGAATTGAATGTTGCTGTACAGAATCAAAAAGTCTTGGAGAATACTGTAGTTGAACAAAACGAAAACATGAAACAGCAACTAGAGAATCAAAAACAAAATCAAGAAAAGATAAGAGAACTTACAGAAACAAGCAATAAAGCAAACGAAGAAGTTAAAAAACTCAGAAATACGTTTGCAAGACATGACTTAAACAATCTTGCTATTGCGAAACCTGGATTGATGGAAGGAATAGTCAACCGAGGTACAAAAAAGGTAAACTCTGAACTTATAGAACTTACTAATCCAGGACAATTTGATGAAGAAGTTATTATTAATTAGCATTTTATTTTTATCTGGCTGTTCTACTTACGGAAATTTGTTTGACAAAGAACCAGAAACAAAACAAGTAGAAATAATTACTGTAACAGAACCAGCACCTATATATCACCCACCTTTACCAGAGGTTCTAAGTCCAGCAGAAATAAAATGGAAAGTGTTAAATCCAGAAACAATGAGGAATTACATCGAAGATTACGACAAAGGTGATGCACCTGCTGTTGCATACTACAGTTTGACTGCACAAGGCTATCAAAATTTATCTAACAATATTGCAGACATAAAAAGGTATATAAGACAATCTCTTACTATAATAGAATATTACAGAGAGAACGATCAGACTAATCAAGAGGTGAAAGATAATGAGTAAATCTCCAGATGCTTTTGTATACAGAGCAACGCTAGATCGCGTTGTAGATGGCGATACTTTTGATTGTATATTAGACCTAGGGTTTGATGTAAAACTCCATAAACAGCGCGTTAGGCTTCACGGTATTGACACCCCCGAATCACGTACTAGAGATTTAGCTGAAAAGAAACTAGGATTAGCTGCAAAAGAAAGGTTAAAAGAACTTTGTAAAGGATCTTTCAAAGTTAAATCTCTTGGCAAGGGCAAGTATGGCCGTATACTCGGTATTCCTTATACAGAAGATGGTGAAGATATTTGCCAAATGTTGATAAAAGAAGGACATGCAGTAGAATATCACGGTGGTAAGAAAGTAAAAGTATGGGGAGATTACTGATGAATATTTCAGAAGAAGGTTTGTCACTTATAAAGAAGTTCGAGGGTTGCGAACTCAAAGCCTATAGATGTGCTGCAAATGTTTTGACTATTGGTTACGGCACAACAAAAGGTGTCACCGAGGATATGGAAATAACCAAAGAAGAAGCAGAGTCAATCCTAAAAGAAGAAATGCATGAATATGAAGGTTACATCAACGATATGGTTAAAGTGCCTCTGAAACAAAACCAATTTGACGCGATGGTATCTTGGGTATTCAATTTAGGCAGTACAAACTTATCCTCTTCTACTTTATTGAAAAAATTAAATAATTCAGAGTATGATGAAGTACCAAGCCAAATAAAAAGATGGAACAAAGCAGGCGGTAAAGTTCTTGATGGTTTAATCAGGCGTAGAGAGGCAGAGGCTCTTTTGTTTGAAGGTAAAGAATGGGAAAACGTGTAGATGCCATTTACAAAAGTACAATTTAGACCTGGTATATATAGAGAGGGAACTGCTTACGATAACGAGGGCGGTTGGTTTGATTGTAACTTAATTAGATTCAGAGATGGCAGAGTAGAAAAATTTGGCGGTTGGGAAAAATTATCAAGTCAAACATTCTTAGGTAACGCAAGAGCCTTACACAATTGGTTAAGTCTTGGCAGTAATTTGTATCTTGGTATAGGAACTACTGTCAAATATTACATAAAAGATGGCGATAACTATAACGACATCACACCAATACGCAAAACTTCAACCAACAGTATAACTTTCTCTGCAACAAATGGCTCTTCAACTATTACGGCAACTGATAGCTCGCATGGAGCAGTACAAGGTGATTTCGTCACTATTTCAGGCGCAGTCAGTCTTGGCGGCAATATAACTGCTGCTGTTTTAAATCAAGAATATGAAATAGCTACAACACCTAGCGCAGACACATACACTTTTGTCGCTAAAAATACGAGTGGTGTGACTGTAACAGCGAACGCAAGTGACTCTGGCAACGGAGGTAGTGGCGTTGATGGCAGTTATCAAATAAATGTTGGTCTTGATGTATATGTGACATCTGCTGGATGGGGTTCTGGCACTTGGGGTGCTGGAACTTGGGGTTCAACAAGCGCACTGTCAGCTAACGGACAACTAAGATTATGGACGCACGATAATTTTGGCGAAAATTTAATTATAAATCCTAGAGGTGGCGGTATATACAGGTGGGTAGAAAACAACGGAACATCTACAAGAGCTGTAGAGCTTGCAACGACGACAGGTGCAAATTTAGTTCCTACCGTTGGATTACAGGTACTTGCATCTGAAGTTGATAGGCATTTAGTAGTATTAGGTGCTGACCCAATATCAGGCAGTACGCGCACTGGCGCAGTTGATCCGATGTTAGTCGCTTTTTCCGATCAAGAAAACGAACTGGAATTTGAACCATTAATCACTAATAGTGCAGGTTCTGTAAGGCTATCAAGCGGTTCTCAGATAATCGGTGGCGTAAAATCTAGGCAAGAGATAGTAATATTCACTGACACATCTGTATATAGCATGCAATTTGTAGGGCCACCATTTACTTTTGCTATTAATTTAATAAATGAGGCTAGTGGATTGATAGGGCCAAAAGCTGCTGTCGTTGATGAAAGTGGCGTATATTTTATGAGTTATGGTGCTTTCTACGTCTATAACGGTTCAGTACAAAAATTACCTTGTTCCGTTAAGAATTATGTCTTTTCAGATATAAACGACGGTCAAGCATTTAAAATACATGCTTTTACAAATCTTGAACACAACGAAGTTGGGTGGTTTTATCCATCATCCTCTAGTACAGAGATTGATAGATACGTAATTTACAATACGCAAGAAAAAATCTGGTATTACGGTAATTTATCTAGGACTGCTTGGTTGGACTCTGGTGTTGTCAGCTATCCACAAGCTGCAAGCAGTAATCACATATTCCAACATGAGGTAGGCTTTGACGACGATGGTAGTGCAATGACAGGTGTGTTTGTTGAATCAAGCGATTTTGCAATTGACAGTGGCGAAAACTTTACTTCTATATCATCTTTAATACCAGATATTAAGTTTTTACAAGATCAAAACGGTGGATCTATCAATATAGTAACCAAAGTGAGAAACTTTCCAGGTGATTCTCTCACTACGGAAGCAACCTCGGAAATTAGTTCATCTACGCAAAAAAAAGATATAAGAGCTAGGGGTAGGCAAGCAGTTCTTCGTGTTGAATCAAACGACGATCAATCTGGAAATGGGAATTTATCAATCGGGTGGAGATTAGGTACAACTAGGTACAATATAAGACCAGATGGTAAAAGATAATGGCGAAGCTCTTAGAGACTCGTCTGCCAATAGAATCAAACGATTTTACCAGAAGAGAGATATTTAATAGATTAGTAAGAATATTAGAAATAAACTTAGGTAGTTTTGATCCCAATAACACACCGCAGTTTAACGATCAGCAAATAAGCACTTTAGCTTTTAAACAAGGTGATGTAATATGGAACACATCTATTGGCGTGTTGCAAGTATATACGGGCAACAAATGGATACAGCTTCATAATCCAGCTAATCCACAAGGATATGAACTGCAAGCAAATATAGGGAGTGTTTCTGTCAAAACTAATGGAAATATTTCTATAAATGTGTGATATTCCTAATAATATTATGTGGCTGGAAAATATATGTTTAGTACCATAACAAACGCAATAACATCTGTCTTTAGTAGTAAAGCAGCAAAAGACGCAATTATAAATGCAGCAATCACTAAAGTTGCAGGCGGTTCTGACAGAGCAGCCATTGCAACTGGACTAGGCACTTTTGCCAATCAAAAATATGAGATACCAGGAATACCAGATTTTCTAGGAACGCCACCAATCAATCCCAACGCTCCTGATGCAAGAGATGCTTACGATCTAACAGCAGCAAATAGTATAAAAATAGCAATAGATGCAGCAAGAGAAAAAGGTGATTTGGAGCAAGTTGCAGTTCTACAACAAGAATTAAAAAAATATGAGAAACCAAAAACACCAGAGTTTATAAAAAATATTGGTGATTATTTTGGTTTCGGTGGATTAGAAGATTTAAAAGAAAAATACCTAGATAAAGATAGTGCATTCAGAACGCCACTAGGAGAGGGTTTGCCATCGCCATCAGGTTTGGCTTTGCCTGCTTTACTGGGTTATATGGCGTATGATTCAGCAAAAGATAGAAAAGGCGGTATTGCTCTGACTCCACAAGTAATGATGGATTCACTCGGTAGATACCAACTAGCAAGCGATATGGGAACTGGCGGTACAAGAGCAGAATTTGGTCTTGGGCCTAAACCTTCAGTTTTAAATGTAGCTGGTGGCGGTGAGATCAACAGACAATATTTTAGTGAAGGTGGTATTGCTGAACTCGACATGAGAGACGGTGGAGAATCAGCAGGGCCAGGAACAGGCACATCAGATGATATACCAGCGATGTTAAGCGATGGTGAATATGTAATGACTGCAAAAGCGACAAGAGGTGCAGGTGCATTTGATCTATCAAAATCTGATTCAGGCAT